GTGACTAAATTTTTAAAAGGTGGTGTTGCAGTTGGTTCACAAAATCAATCAAATGATGCTGGTGACGGAAATGTTGCTTGGAACTGGGTAGCAAATGGAGGAACTACTGCAAGTAATACTGATGGTAACACAACAGTAACTTTACAGACAAACACAACTGCTGGATTTTCTATTGGTACATTTAAATCAACTTCAGCTTCACAAACTTTAGGACACGGACTTGGTGTAGCACCTGAAGTAATTATTCTAAAATGTACAAGCACTACACAAAATTGGCTTGTTTATCATAAACAAATAGATTTAACAGATGCTCATTATTTACATTTAAATACCACAGATGCTGAACAAACTGGTAGTGACTTTGGTAATACTTTGCCTACATCAACAGTATTTACTGCAAATCCTACTGGTGTAGCAGATAGAGATTATTGTTTTTGGGCTTGGAAATCTGTTGATGGCTTTAGTAAATTTGGAAAATATACTGGAAATGGAGTTGCAAATGGTCCATTTGTATACACAGGATTTAAACCAGCTTGGTTAATAATTAAACGAACAGATTCTAGTACTGGTGGTAATTGGTCAATAATTGATAATAGAAGAAGTACATTTAATCCAGTTGGTAAACCTTTACTTGCTGATAGTACAGATGCAGAATCTGGTCTTTCAGATATAACTATGGATTTATTATCAAATGGTTTTAAAATAAGAAACACTTTAAACTCTAATAATAATTCTAGTGGAACATATGTTTATATGGCATTTGCTGAACATCCATTTGTTGGAGATGGTACTAATCCAGTAACAGCTAGATAAATATAAATAAATATGGTATAAGGAGATATTATGTGGGCAATAGTTAAAAATAGTCAATTAATAGAAATAAGTAATGGTAATAAACCTATTACAGTAGGAGATGTTGTTCATCCAAAAGATATATTTAAACATTGGACTAAAACAGAATTAAAAAATATAGGTGTATATGAGTTTATATCTGGATCAACACCAGATGATAAGTTTGAAACACAAGGTGCAATATCATATGTAGTTGATGATAATGCAGGTACAGTTACAGAAACTATTGCAAAAAAAAATAAAAATATAAATGATGTCAATGAAGTAGATGAAAATGGTGATCCATTGTTAGATGAATATGGAGATCAAGTTGTTACAAAAGGATTAAAAACTATTTATAAAGAACAAATAAATCAACAAGCTACAGGATTGTTAAGACCAACAGATTGGATGGTAGTAAGAAAAGCTGAAGATTCTAGTAAATCTATACCAAGTGCAGTTAGTACATACAGAGCATCTGTTAGAACAAAAGCTGATGAAATATGCACAGCTATAGATAACTGCGATACTCTTGATAAATTAAAAGCATTGTTTGAAAGTACATATAATAAAGATGGAACTATAGATGTATTAGCAACAATGCAAACATTACCAAATGATAAAGATATTAAGGAATATAAAAGATGATGTTAACTAAAAATATTATTAAATTTTCAAATTGGTTTGTGCGTATTCCTACATCTATGAAGGGTATATGGGATAACTCTGAAAATAGATGGGGTTACAAAAAAAATGTCAAATAAGACTATACAAAATGTAGCAACTGAATTAGAAGCTCACGAAAGAGAATGTGCTGTGTATAGAGATATGACAAAAATGCAATTAGAAAAATTAGAAGGTAGGATAAAAAGACTTGAGATGTTAATTATGGCATCTACAATATCTACAGTATCTTTAATATTAGTAATTGTAATGAAAGCAATATGAGAAAAGAACATAAAAGTAAAACAGGTGGATTAACAGCAAAAGGTAGAGCATACTTTAAAAGAAAAGAAGGATCGAATTTAAAAAGACCAGTTAAGTCTGGTACAAATCCAAGGCGTGTTAG